TTATAGTCGGTTCCATTACCCCACTGACTTTGTATGGCTTTGGCATATTGCAATCCATATCCTTTGCTCTCTTTCTTCTCCTTAGGGAGCAAAGGGTCTGGAAAGTTTGATGAGTATTTAGTTGCCATAGCACTTCCTATAAAATGCAAATATATTAAATCCGTTGTATACCTTTGTAACGCCTAAAGAACTTCTTTTCTGAAAAGTTTGTCAGTTCTTTTGGAGCTGACTTTTGAGCAGCAAGAAGAGCCAATCCAGAAGAAATAGTAAGGTCAAATTTTGTTCTATCTGTTATTTTAAAGCCTATCCAATCTTCTAGAGTTCTATTAAAGTACATTTTTCCCATTTCGCCTGTTTCTCTACTCAATCCTACATGGTTGTGTATGTAAGCTTCAATAGACTGTGCGTGAGACTGAATGACATCAGATGAGTTTGATGGAACACCCTTAGTTCTTACGTTTGAATTAGATCCAGGAACCTTCAAGTGGTTTGGTCGATCTAGAAGATACCCATCGTACCCTCTGTCTTCAAAGTACCTAGCTATTCCGTATTTGTTGTTCTCAATAAGCAATGGATAACCATAAAAAAAGCAGGACATTAATACGTCTTCATAAAAGATTTTCGCCAGAGGAGGTCGAGAAGCATACTCCAATACAAACATGTTCGATGGGTGAGACATGTTAAACTTATTGTATAAGTGCAAAGCTCCTTTAGATCCCCTCCCGTCTACAGTAGCGTCAATGTCATAACTATCTACCCCACCACAACCTATAAGCTCGTTAGGGGCAACCATCTTACCGTAAGATTCTTTTCTTAAGTTTCTAAGCTCTTTTGGTGGTAGCCACGCCACTCTAAATCTTCCACTGGCGTCAGGACGGAACAACACTTCAGTATCCTTCTGCCCGTTCTTCCATACAAAGTTTCCTCTGACTACTGGATTAGGATACAAGTCGTCGTTGTGATCGATCTGCTCATAGATTTGACCTATATTGAATAAGCTACCCTCAATACTGTCTCTAAACGCTTCGTCAGTGGTAAACGGGAACTGTCTAATAATCTCGTTTAGCTCAGAAGGCTGATTTTTGAATGCTTCACGCTCGTTTTTAAGATACTTCTTACTTCCGATAAGGATGTCTTCTCCATCTATGCCTTCTACTGGCTCATCTGGATCTTGAACCACGGGATTCCCGTACTTGTCAAAGAATCCTTCTAGTGCGTCCTGGGCTGGTATAAAGAGTCTGTATAGTCCAGATCTAGTCCTCCCATTCGAATTCCTCTCCATCGGGTCCGAATCCTCCCATAGGTCCTTGTACTCCTTTCCACCTTTGTCCATTGGATTTACGGTGCTTCCGACCATTGCCTTTCCGATTATTTTTCGGCCCACGATTAAACATGTCCTCTGAATCCTCCAAGCGTCTCTGATGTCTGTAGGTTTTTCCCATTTTCCCGCCTCGTCTAGGTACAACAAGTGAAGCTTTTCACCGTCATACGCATTGTTAGTAGTGTTTTTCCAGTTTATGACCGTGTTCAGCGCATCGCCAACTTGAGCAGTCTTGTTCTTCTTTGTGATTTTCTTAGATGGCTCTCTAAAAGCCAACTCCATTCTAGGATTTGTAGTACCGTCTTGAATTGGCTTAAAAAAGAATGGGTAGTTCCTAAACATCTGGACCACCTTCTTCATGAATATGTTTTCTTGAGCATCCTTACCTGTTTTGCTCTGTATTCCGAGTAGTTTATCTTTTACTTGGCTGGCCTCGTCGACAAGAACCGACGCGCAGATATTGGTGTATCCACTACGACGACACTTCGTGTAAAGCTGACCAATGCAATTTGAATCTGCCTCACACGCCGCCATGTGCAAAAATATATCTCTCTGAAAACTAAGGTAGTTAGGATAACCTATGTCGAACTTGGTCCATTGTAGGGCCATATAGTGTCGGCCTGTAATGTATGTAGGATCACCGTTGTTGTAAAACCAAACGCCATCACGTCTACGCCTAAACTCTTCTTCGATGTATGGACGGAAACGTTCACGGAACTCCCTTGGCATTTCCCCCCACTCATCCATAGAGCGAACCCTACGCAGTTCTTCTGGCATAGGAATCCTTTCCCACATCTGCAAGTCTTTCTTTTTGTTTGAGAACAAAATTTCTGACTTCTTGGGTTTACTGGGAAGGCAAATATATAAGTCACCGATATTGATGACTTCACCATGTGTACCGTTGGGATCAATGACAATAGCCTCATCCTTCATCTCACTACGGTTACGTGGCCGTTTACGATATATGACTCCCCATATCCCTCACACTCAACCCTGTATACGTAAACATCGCTTGGTACATAGTACTCTTCTCCTCCTAACCAAACCTCTTCTGGATCAAGACTCTCCCATATTACCTCTCCTGACCTAGATACAACAACTAGTCTCCATGATATCCAGC